GCTTCCAATCCATTCCAGCCTGCAGAACCATCGCCTTGCCAGCATTCAAAGCTCCCTCATAGTTTTCGAGCCTTTTTTGAAGTGCTTCTAATTGCTGCTCGGTTAGTTTCTGATCAACTTTGAATACGCCCTCAAGTCGCATGTTGTTTCTAAGGAGTTTCAAATTCCAAATATGAGCCTCATTGTCTGCCTCAATTCCCATCTCAGCAACCCTGAGCCTTGAGAGCCCCAGAAAGGGATTAAGCGGATTATATTCTCTTATATGGATTACATCTGAGGGGTCATATTTTTTTGAGCTCGCATATTCGTAATAATCAATCTCATTAGACCAATGAACCTGAACCAGATCAGGTCTAAGTAACGTCAAAGAAACAGGCTTGCCTCTTTCACCAACCCGTAGCTTTAAGATATAAGCATTTCCAGCGAGCAGAAGATTAATCGCTGTCGCTTCCAGAAAATTCGCCCCAGAAACAAAATCACTGCCAGGCTTCTGGAGTAAATCCAAAATGTCATGCGTCTCAATCTCCTCAATGCCGTTCTTCTTCTGGCGATATAGCGTTATATCAAGCCCGGCCACAGCAGAGGCTATCGCCCGCACGCACGCATAAACGGTCATATTTTTTGCATAGCCGATTACTGCAAGCTGTTTAAAATCTCTCGCTGTTGCTTGCCCTGCCTGCATAGGGATATAAATAGAAAGGCCGGTCGGGAAAAACTGAAGCAAACTCTTCTTTCGCTTTATAAAATCAAATATTGCCATTATCGCCCCCTCATATAAACGCCACATCCGGGATATTATCAACCCGGCAATGAGTAACGATTCCATATCTGGTCGCGTCAATTAGGTGGTCGTTAAATTTAACAGGCTCTCTTAGTTGATTTCCAGCCCTATCCTTTTTCCAGACATAAGTTGAGATTTCTTTCTTAAGGTTAGCCGAGCCCTCTATAATGTGAATTTTTTTCCCCCGCAGAAAATCAATCCCTGCCCTAACTGAATCTGAGCCGGTATCACTCGGCCGAGCGTCAATACCCATAAGGCAGAGTTCCTGAATTGATTTCGGCTCATGATAATCAAAATAAACCGGCTCTCTACAACCCATCTCAAGCAACGCTTGCCCTAATTGCTGATTCGTTAAACCTGTTTGATAAAGCTTTTCTTCAACCCAGAATTCATCAGCCCGGCGGTAGACCTTCACTACGGCGGCCGGGTCAACCGAATATCCAAAGTCACCACCCCAGAAAACCTCATCAAATCCCATCTCTGGCAGCTCAACCACATCCCAGCTAAATATCTGACCCGCTAAATGTGCCCATTGACCAAGTCGATAAATTTTCCAGAGGGCCTCATCAATGAGTTTCAATTTCTCAAGCTGCTCTCTGTAAGCTTCCCTTACTTGCTTGATAGGATTATCATCTATCGTTGAAACGTGAGTGGTAGCGTCTTTCCTCTTCTCATCAAAAAACATCTGCTTAATCCACGCCGCCCGTGCCTCGTCAGGATTAAAAGTCAATATCGTCTGATGATAACCCGGCCCCGGCTCCCGCAGGCATAAATCAGCAACCAGAAAATCATCCCTGCTAAACTCCGTCACTTCTTCAATCCATATGCCCGTTATGCCCTTGATTGACTTAATCTTTTCTGGATCATCTAATCCCTCAAACAGCAATTCGTTTCTTTTCCCGTCTGGAGATAAAAATACTATCTTTCTGTCGGAAGAGAAATACTCATACGCCACTTTGTTTTCAGTCAGCAATGTTTCAAATATCCTTATCACGCTTTCTTTGAGCGTTCTTCGTATTTTCCGCATTACCAAAAATCTATGCCCGCCCTCTTTCATCGCTCTGTAGAATAACTTTCTTGCCGCAAATTCAGACTTGCCCGAGCCACGTCCGCCGCATAGAACAAGATACCTATGCGAGTCGTCAAGCAAAGGCTGAAAGGATTTTGAAACCGTTATCTTCATTTCTTCTCTTTTGTCTCGATAACTTCAATAATGAGCTTATTATCAGGGCTTCCAACTTGGCCAGAAAGCTCATGATAAGAGCGGTCTCGCCACAGGTCAGGCCTTCTGTTCTTCAGCCAGAATATCATTGCCGTCGTATCGCCGTTCATTGCTTTCTCATAAAGCCTTTTTGCCACCTGGCTATCAGCTTTTATTTTTCCCGTTTTTAAGGCGTGCCAAAATTCCGGGTCTTTCTTATATCGCTCCAGCGTCCGCTCTCCTATACCAAGCACGAGTGCTATGTCCTCATCAGTTAGACCGAGAGCAGCAAGGCTTTCAACCTGGCGTAAATCAATCTGCTCAAGCTTCTTCTTTTTCATTAGCTTATGCTATCCCCCTTGCCAAATCGCTTAAGCCTGAACGATTTATATCTTGCCAGAGAGCTTCTAAAGATTCATGCTTTCGCTCCACCAGACCCCATGCTGCATCTATTGTCTCTTCATCAGCCCTTTCGCATATTGAATATTTAATTGCATTATAAGGGCGTAGTGTATTTGAATGAAAAATTACAACCCGTCCATTTCTTATTTTCCACCAATATTTAATTTTTTCCAGATTTACTTCTATGATATTTTCTAAATTGAAATTCTCAAGCGGTGTCAATTTCTGGGGCGAAAGATAATTAAAGATAAAGCCTATTTTTGGGTTTGTATCATAGTCAGGTTCTAATACATCCTTGCCAAAATCTAAATAATCTTGCTCTGTTTCAAGCCCTGCAATCATAAATATATTCATTCTTTTCCCCATTTTTTTTGTTAACCTGACGAGCTTTCTTATTTCCTCATTCGATATCGGCTTTGCATACTTCCGCCTGTTTTCTTCTTTGGCAAATTCTACACCGCAGCGAATCAGCTTTACGTTTTTGAATCTTAGCGGATTGCGCAAGAAATCACTAACCAAAACATCGGCCACATTTCTTCCAGCATAGCTTTCGGAAAAATCATTTGAAATTACATATAGCTGTTTTGATTTTCCAATTTTATTTCGTATTCTTTTTAAAACGAGCGAACCTTCGGGGTTTTTTTGATACTTATTTAGCCAACTTGTCAGACAGAATTTGCATTTCTTTTTGCACCCAACGCTCCACAAATAAGAAAATGAATTTTCTCCTATCTGAATAACTGGAATTTTTGACCAATCTATATATTGAGAAAAATTATAATCTTTTTTCCCCTTGGTCATGATATATGATTTACCATATAAATCATCAATTTTCTGATTCTGCTCAAAAAATTCGAATCCATGGCCAAGGTTTATAAAATCTGCATAACGCAATAATGCACGAGCAGCGTTTGCCGCATGTCCGCCCACTATAATTTTTTTCTCAGGGTGTTTTTCTCTCAATTTCTTTAATTCTCCAAATTGACTTATATGAGACATGCTTAGCCCGATTAATTCTGCGTGGTCTTCTTCTATTAAATCATGCCCATATTCCTTGGTTAAATATTTTAAAAGCTCTTCAACGTATGTTCTGGTCTTATCTTTTTTATGATTTTCAGCGATCGCAATTTTCATAATGCCTTTTTTAATATCTCCGTCATTCTTGCATTTATTCTTTGCTGATCAATGCCTCCGTCCAATAATTCTTTTTCTAAGGCGAATATTTTTTCTTCTAACGACTCGTCTGTTATAAAGGCTAATATCTTGCCTAATCTAAACGGAAGAGAATTTCCGCTATATTGATGATCTGGATTCGATTTATCAAGAGAGCCATCTTCTAAAATCTTCGGCCCGCTAAATTCGCATATTTGTCTTAAACTTATGGAATCTTCTAAGTCTATTTTAAATTCTTCTAAATCAATTTCTTTAAGATAAGGATAAACAAGCTCGGCAAGTTTTTCTTCTTCATAATACCCAACCCGGTCATTATCAGACAGGCTATATTCAATTTTTTCTTTTTCTGTCTTGGCCTCTACGATTGAAAGCTCAACTTCCTTATAGCCGAGTTCTTGAAGTGCTCTCAATCTCATATTGCCGCCAAGGATGATATATTTCCCGTTTTCCTCACACGCAATTAATGGCTTATAAATTCCGAGCTTTTGAATTTGTTTCTTAAGTCGCTCAAAATCTTTTTTTGTTATACCTCGAGGGTTCTTATCCCAGAGTTCGCATTTCTCAATCGGAACTTTTATGATTTTCATTTTCCACCGTTCATCTTCGCCTCAACCCGGGTTAATCTTTCCCGGATTGAGTCAAGGCAATCAAAAATTTGTTTATGCTCTTGCCTGTTTTCTTTCCTAAATCCGTCCATGCCTTCTTCAAGCTGTTTAATCTTTGTCTCGTGAATAGCGCATCGTTCAGGGTTCGGTTTAAGTCCGTGGTTTTTTGTTAGCTTACCCTCTTTAATTTTTTCCCACGCAATAAAAGCTGAGATAATAAGAATTGCCGCCCCGTATATGATTTGAGCCATCTCGCCCATCACCCGCCCCCTTTTGCCAAATCTACGCAAAAGTAGACTTATCTAAATCAGACTTATTTACTGACCAAAGCATGAATTCCAAACCCCGCCGCCAAGCCAAACAATAACGTCCAAATTTTCTGTCTTTTCTGGCTATTAATTTGCTTCTGGTAATTATTCAGCAAAGAATTAAGGCTTGTTTTCTCTTCAAGCCATAAAGTATTTTTCTGACGCCATAGCCGGTCTGTTTCTTTCCACAGAAAAACTTGGTTTTGGAGATTCAAAATTTCTTTCTCTTGAACCTGGCTTTTTTCTTCTAAAGCTGGAATTTTCGCCAGACTAAATTCTTCCCATTGAAGCAGGATTGATGTATTTTTCTTGAAGGCTGCCAGACTAAATCTCGCTCCGGCGTCAATCTTTTCGACGCCGTTGTC